TGGTGATCAAAGCAGCCTCGGGTTTCATCTTCCCAATTGCAAGTCCACCAGAGTACATTGGCTCGTTCAGCAGCAATGGGTCAGTGATGGCATATCGCGTGTACGCAATGTTTGGAAATCCTACATTTTGGAACTCGTCAAGTTGCATCCTATTAACGAAAGCATGACGCAATGCGCCATTAGTTTCCAGTTGTGCGCGAGACTCAGGTGACATAACTCCAGCCCATTCTGGACGCAATGTTCTAACTTCACGGTCAAAAGCCGCAATGTTTTTCTTTGAAATCTTCCCAGCTTTCATCTGTTCAAGCAGGGCATCGGACATCATGGTGTTGAAATTCATCGACTCAGGACCCATAGCCGTGTATACGCCGTATACATCTCCGCTGTTTCCTTTTGCAGCCTCGTTAATTCTGTTTTGCAATGACTGAGCAGCACCTTGTTCTGATGCCCAAACAGAACCAGTCGGAGACTGCATTCGCATGAAGTCATAGCCACCTTGTAGTTCTACAGGTGTCTGGAATCGCGTGTTACCAATGCCAAGAAGATTTTGTCCAGCAGCAGACCTATCACCACTGAATGGGGTGATAGCACCACCTTGCATTTTTTCTGGTGACGCAATGATTTTTGGTGGGAGATTCTTAATTGGCTGCAATTCCATCTTCATCTCTGAAACTGGAATTGGTAACTTCTTCCCTGCCCCAATAGGATGCCAATAGCCTTGCGCTTCAGCTTCAGCAGCACTCATGCGAGGCGCTTGAGCTAACTTGGTAACGCCAGCGCTTGCCATACCCATAGGGCCACCCATTGTCATGCTAGTAAGTTCTGCCAATGCATCAGGGTCTGTTACCCGCATGGGGTTTTTCTTATCAGCAAATGCCTTCTGGTAAAGCGCCTGGTAACGCTTGTCTGACTCGTCTAGGCTTGATAAAGAAGAAGAAAGCAAACCGCCCAGCATTCGCATCTGCGGAGTGCGGACAGGATTCCGCATATACCCAAGTGCATCACCAAGCAATCCAGTAAATTCAGCCATCGTTTACTCCTGTGCTGCGCCGATTGCGCTTCCCATACCCAAACGAATTGCCTTCTCGCGCAGTGACTTAGCGAGAGGCTCTACCTTCATCATGTTGGCCTTGCTCATCAGCACAGCCGCCGTTTGAGGGTCGAGCATGGCCTCCACCAGCAACTGCTGGATCTGAGTGTCAGGCAACTTGTATAGCCAATCCAACGGGCGTGTCATGGTGCGCAGCGTAGTGTTGTCTGCCATCGACTCGCTGAATACTTTGCCAATCATGTTGCCCATGCTCATGTTTTGGAAAGTGTTAGACCCTGGAGCCTTCACTCCTGGCGCTGTAGAGGCCATGCCACGGTTGATCTCAGTAATGATGGCATCCAGCCTGCGCTGCGCAGCCGGTGACAACTCAGTACCTAACTCGTCTGCCCTTATCGCAAGCTGACGGCGCAAGGGACCAGCAGCCAATACTGGGTTGCCGCTTATGTTCGGCTGTCCGCTTGCAACTTTAGCCTCAATGTCTTGCAGCAATTGCATCTGGTCAATAGGACTAGACATTTTCTTGTACTTAGTCATGTAGGCAGCGTAACCAGGTGCAGCGGCCTCAATCACGTCATCAATTGAGTTGATAACATCTGTGAGTTGACCCTTTGCAAGTCGCAGGCTCGGGTTCTCCTGGTTGTACTTGCCCTGCGCGGCTGCAGCTAAATCCTTACGAACCTCGTACAACTCTTGAGGATTCCTAGCCTTTGCAATCCTGCTGGTTGCCCAGTTCATTGCGCTCTCAACGTCTTGACGTACTCCGACTGGGCTATCCAGCACGTTTTGAACTGCCTTGTTCACCACCAGACCAATGCCACTTTGGAATATTTCTGGTTGAACGGTAACAGCACCGAATGCCTCTTCACGCATAGGTCCGGTAATAGCACTACGCTTTGCTTCTGCATAGGGGATTGATCCAGGTTGACCAGACAGACGTCGGTAGGCATTCAGTAAAGCCTCTTGGTTAGAGGATATTCTTGCACCGAATAAGTTGGTCGGGTCAAATGTCGCAGACCGTAATGGTGTCTCCAGACCAGCAAGGCCAGGGTCATAAGCTGTGGCGGCAGTTGTTGGGCGAACGCCTGGTACTAGCGGTGCAGCATTGGAAAGACGCTGCTGCGCCAATTCTGGGTTGGTCGCCATCCGGTTCAGCACGTTACCCACAATCACCTCGCGGCCAGCCTGGGTGAACGGCTGGACCATTGTTGCCGGTGCTGCCAAAGCGCGTTGCGTGAACGGCAGCTTGGGGCTGCCAGGTGCGACCATACCCGCCAGCATCGCACCGCCCATCTGAGCGCCTGGGCTTGCGCCTGACTCGCGCAGAGTGCCACCGGCAGCGCCTGCCGCACCAGCAGCGGCCACTTGCTGCGCAGGATAGCGCGATAGCAGATTAAACACTTCCGATGGGATGCCAGCGGCCTGGCCGCGCATCAGGTTGGACGCCGCCAGGTTCTGCGCAACAACGCCAGCGCCACGCGCCGATCCGACTGTGGACGTGCCTGCGCGGACGATGTCGCTCACCACTCGCTCTGTCTGGGTCACCGGAGCCGGTAGGCCCATCTGGGTGGCAATGTTCTCAAACCCCTGCGACGCGGTTGGGATGTTGTAGCCCGTAGCGCGGTTGAACAGGCTCACCAGAGGGTCAACTGCCATAGTCCCCAGGCCAACGCCCAGAGCGCCGATTGCAGCCCCTGGAGGCCCACCCACCATGCCACCCATCGCAGCGCCTGTCATGGCCGGTAGCGCGGCGCGGGACGTGAGTCCTACCTGGCGCGCCAGATCCTGCGCAATGCTGCGCTGACCAGGTAGCTGGGACATTTCTTCAGACTTTGCCAACTGGTAAGCATTCGCTACTGTCTCAAATTCTGGCGTCCCGCGCTTGTCTGCATTTTGGATAATCCATGCAGCATATTCGTTTGCTGTAGCCATTATCTGCCTCCGCTAAGAATTCGATCAGCCTGGCTTCTTACATCAGCGTCAGCGGCTGCTGGTGGCGGTGCAACGTATGGTCGGTAAGACTTTCCTGCGGCAGTCTTCATCGCCTCAGTAGCAATGCGCCGAGCCTCTGCCTTTTGAGCAATTACCTCTGGCCCGTCATTGACTTGCGGGAAATACGTTTTGTATTCATCAGCCATTTCAGTAGCGCCAATCACAGCACCAGATTCTTTACGCAACTTTGCGCGTATCCAATCGTTTGCAGCTTGTTGGTATCGCTGGGTGTCTGCGCTTTGAATTCCACGCTGCACCACTCCACCCACCAGTGGAATCGCACCACTTACGGCAGAACCCATACCTGGTGCAGCCGCTGTTGGAAGTGCATTGATGATTGAATCAACTCGCTCCATACGCTGCGCAAAGCCAGCAGCATTCTGTTCTGCCTCGGTTGGCTTTCCACCAGCAGCACCCTTCATTGGTGTACCACCAGGTCCGGTAACTTGAATAGTAGGCAAGCCAGGAATCTTCGGAACGTAGAACACTCCATCCTCGTTTTGCACTCGGTCATACGATCCACGCTGGAATTCTTGCTGGCTCAAATTCAGACGCTGACGCTCCATTCCTAGCTTTGCCTTTTCAACTTCCTCAAAGCGTTTCTTATCAAGGTCAATACGCTCACGGTCATAACCGAGTCGAATTCCTTCCATCTCAATGCGTTTCTTCTCGTTGTCAATGCGTGTCTGTTCTACTGCACTGATTCCAGTACCAAACTTCTCGCCACCCGCCAAATCAGACTCGTTGATTGCAGTTAAGACGCCATCGACGTTTTGCAGCACAACCTTTTTCTTTGGCCCAAAACCTAGTGTGGACCAGTCGCCGTACTCGTTCTGTTGAACAAGGATAGGCTTGCCTTCTGGTCCGGTTACCTCGATGGGAGGACCGCTGACCTTTGCCCGTTGAGGCGTCAGCTTCTGCGCCATATCAAAGAACTTGCTGGCCTGCTCTGGGTTGGTTGCAGCGTAAACGTCTGCCAGCTTCATGTACTGCTGCGCCTTGAACTCCTTGGCGTCAACGCCTTCCGGTGCTTTCTGCGCCAGGAATGTAGACACTGTGGCCTGCATATTCTTTGTGGCTCTCGCCTCATCCATCTTCTGCTTCATCGTCATGCTCGTGAGCAGATTCTGCTGCGCTGCCGTGTAGCCCCTCTGACCAGCACCATACGCCTCACCAAGCGCCTGTCCGAGTCCCACAGGGGTACGGCTCGGGCCTGATGCCGCAAGCAGTTGCATGGCCGCTGCCATCAAACCCTGTCCTTGTAGCTGAGACTTTTGCTCCGGAGTCATGTACTCGTCCAGGGCAGAGCCACCACCAAACATATCACCCAACAGGCCGAGTGTGCGTTGTGGTGCTGTTCCACCATATGCCTGATCAAATGTCTGCGATTGCGCTTCCATAGGCTGTTCAGATTGCAGTGCTACTTGTGGTGCTGGTTGCACTGGAGCCTGAGCAGATAGTGGCTGCATCTCACCCATCAGTCCCGCGCTAGGAGTGAAGTCTCCCATTTGGGTAGGAGCGAAGACTCCCATATTGTTGAGATACAAACTCTCAGGACCTCTGCCGCGTGACATAAACCTAGTCGTTGGGCGGTAGTTCTGATTAAACCTTGTGGCTCCAACCCCGCTGCCAAGGTAGTACTGGCTTAATGGGTTAACTGAATATTGATCACCATAATAGAAATCTGACAATGTTGCCATCTTGTTCCCCTTATCCAAAGTATCCAAGCAGGCCACCGATGGCAGCGCCGTAAGGGTTACCACCAAATAACTGGTAACCGGCAGCAGCACCACCAAGTCCACCAGCAGTCTGGTTTCTGAAATACGGTTGCGTTGATGTCATGCCGAGGTTGGGTAGCTGGGTGCTGAGTCCACCAGTAGCAATCTGTAGCTTCTCCAGGCCGATGTTGCGCAGTGCGTCCATCTGAGCCTGTTCCAACTGCTGACGCGCACCGCCCAGGCCCATCACTGTCTGGCCGCCACTGATGTTTGCGCCCTTGGCGTACTGCGCCAACTGAGCAGCCTGGCCGTATCCAGATGCACGCAACTGCGCGGCAGTGTCAGCTGCCTGCTTCATGGCCGCTGCATTTGAAAGTGACTCTACAACTCCCTGGCGCGATCCACCAAAGGCGCGTGCAGCAGTCGCAGCCTGCCGGTCTCGCAGACGCTGAACATCCAGTGCGCCGCTTACATCAGCCAAGCTACGCTGAACCACTTCATTTTCGTAAGGGTTCATAAACTGCTGAATGGACTCGCCCGTGAACGGGGTCAGTGCCTCGTTTGTGACTTGCTGCTCACCAGCCGTATATAGCGGATTGAATCCTGCAAATTGCCGTACCGGCAACGCGCCTGCTACTCCTTGAGCCTGGCCGATGTTGCGTAGGTAAGCCGCCTTCAGATCAGGGTCAATTGCTGTAGTGCTAGTTGTGCTGCCAGATGCGCCGCCTTTAGACATATCGTTTCTCCTTACATTTCGAGCAAGCCAAGCAGCTTGCCCTTTGAAATCTTGCCCGAGTTAATGGCATCCATCAACTCAATACCGTATTTTTTTACCGCCTTGTCATTGATGACGTACTCGCCCATCTTGAGAGCGCCGTAGCCGTCATCTGGACCCATTGGGTTCGGGCCTTGCAAGTGCTGCATGGAGACGTGACCGCCTTGAGCGAGACCCTTATTGAATCCTGGTGTACCAGGCCCGTATCCACCCACTGTTCCAGATGCAGCAGCTGCTGCTGCTTGTGATCCTGGCGCGTACCCGCCAACCGTGTATCCACCACCAGAACTGCCTTGCCCACCACCTATTCCTGGTATGGAATAGCCTGCACTTTGAAGTGCTGCAAAGTCGAAATTTCCTTCTGGATCTGAAAAACTAGCTTTTGCTACAGGAACTTCGCGGGTAAATACCTGTTCACCTTTCCCTAAATTTTGTCGTGTCCAACCAGGACCAGGGTCGCCTAGATCGCCACGATAGGTTTCTGTGACGTTCATTGTTGCTGGAGATGGCATTCTTGATGGGCCGCCAGTGCTGTTATCTGATGCTTCTGTTGGGGTTAAAAGTGATCCTACAAATCCTAATGGTGTAACAACTTTTGCACCAAAATCAATAGCCTTACCGATAGCTTGATTGGTAGCAAGTTGGCGTGCCTTATCGTAAGCATCCATGTTTTCAAAACCAGCAATCCTTTCTGCCCGTCCTTCCGCACTAGCACCGTATCCACCACCGCTGTAGCCTACAAATGGCTGCGCCATGATGTCGGCATACCGGTTCACTGGTGCAGCATATGGCGTATACGGCGTTGGTTCAAAGCCTCCGGTATAGCCTCCGCTGTAGCCTGATTGGCCGCCATAGTATGAGGATGGCATACCGCTAAAAGAAAACGGTTGAGACTGCGCGTACTGCGCCATGATTTCTGCGTAACGATTACGCCCGCCAGATAATTGAGTCGGAATGCTAGGTAGTGGCGCTGGCGTGTAAGGTTGTCGCACAGGATAGGAGATTGGAACTCCAGCAGGAGGAGACATAGTTGGATTGCTTACGCCAGCGTTTCTAGCTTGCGCAGGACTACCGTACGCTTTCCCATCAGGACCGTACACAATCACTGCGGGAGATACTTCATCTCTACCACCTAGACTCATATCAACTCCTTGCTAAGAATATGCCACTTAGGGGCATATCCCTCGTCTGCTAAAAATGTCCTTGCCCAACCTTTACGGCCAGCCAGGGTAACTCGCGTGCAACCAATCTGCTTACCCCAAGCCTCGATGTGTGGTCGCATCAGCTTGAGTTCATCGAGGTCGCCGCCAGCAAGAAAATAATGCAGATTCTTGAGTCGCGGATAGACAATGATCTCAGTGATGACTGCGCTATTTGTCCCAGCCCATAGCTGGAACCGTCTCTCCTCTACACCCTGCGCAACATCTTCAAGAGTGTGAGTGCCTGCTGAGTATTCTAAGGCTGCTTCGATGTGTTGTGCCAGCCTCCAGAAATCCTCCATTACCGTTTCCCTGCCGTTGTAGCCTCCAGCCGCATCACGCCGACCCGCCAATCGTCCAGCACGTTGCCGGTGACCTTCATCTTGACTGACCGGCCTGAGAACCTGGTGTCGGTTGGCGCTTTGGCGCTGAAAGGGCCGTAGGTTGTCTCGGTTGATGTTGGGTAAAGCCTGGCCGTGAATGAGATGGCGACCTCGCCCAGGCTCTGCTCGTCAGGGATGACAGATCTCACGGCCATCACGTTGTCGCCGTTCCCGAGTTCAATCGGTCCTGACTGCGCGTATGGCGAGACAGAGTCGTAGGTGTAGCCGACCTCATGGTCGTAGATGTACCCGTCGGTGCTGACCATCATGGGGTTGACAAATACGCCGCTATCAGTCCCCGCTGTCCGCGACATCAGCCCGAAATACCAGGTTCCTTCACGGTAGTTATAGGTGACATATGAGTCACATTCGTTAGAGGATAGAGACGGGTAAAGCCAAGTCACCTCGCCATAGGAAGAATTGTGGACGGCGTAGACCTTGGATGCCTGCGAATAGTTGATATTGTTGAAAACGTAGTCTCCGACATCGCACTGCATAGGCTTCACGAATCCGTCGTAGGACCAGAATCCTGATTTGGCCATCCAGAGCGCGGACGTGTCGATTGCCGCTACAGCCTGCGCTGAGATGACGCCGCACCCGCTTCCGACCTTCTCAAAACTGTAGACGTAGGGCAGGCCGATGTAGCTGGCAACGTGCGCGTCAACGTCGGTGAACAGGATGTTGACGCCTCGCACGCGCTTGCCGCACTTCAAGGCGCCAACCGTTGCGATCTCAAAGTCTCCGGCCTGGTTGGTAGCTGCCGCCGTCCAGGTCGTGTTGTTCTCCTGGTCCGACCACTTCACTAGGCGCGGGTTACCCGATGCGCCCAAAGCAAACATGATGCGCTCGCTGGTGACCAGCAACGCCGCGCAGCTTGTTGGTGCGTTGGTGATAACAGCCGCAAGTGTTGGGGTCGTGAAACCTAGTTGCCACTCGTACAGCTTGCCGTCTGTAGTGCTGCACGCCACCAGGTACTCTCCCCAAGTGTCCAGGCTCCAGGTCGTAGCCGGAACTAATCCAGTATCAGGACGCGCAGTTCCATAGGTTGAATTGCCATATAGTGAGTACCCGTAACCTGTAGTTCCAGTGGCATTAGCCGATCCCGCTGTTAATCCTGATGGCGTGATGTCCTTGACTACGCCCAGCGCGTTCATTGCGTACAGCTTGGACTGAGTACCGGCAGCCGCATAACGGTTTGCGCTGTTATCCCGCCAGGCAATTAGCCCTCGGCAGAGTCCCGTCATGGCAGACGTGGATTTCTTTCTCCACCCTCCGATGGGTCGCAGGGTATTCTCAAACCAGCGCACCAGGTTGGAGTCGTACCATCTGCCAAGCGCCTGGTACTCGGTGCCGTTGCGGTAAACGCCTGGGGGAATCTTTAAGGGTATGAGTGCCATGATTACACCGATAGGTTGGAGACAAACGACAGTGTAACGATGGCCGACGGTACTGCTGGCCTGGTTGGAGAAGTTCCTGCCGGATACTGCTCAATCGACACGCCGGTATCAGTAGGCCGCCACATGATCTCCACATAGTCGTTTGCGTTTAGGCTTAGGAAAAAGTTCATCGCGGCAATTATGTGGAACGGGTCACCAACTCCTTTCCTTGGTGCAAACCCAAACCTTGAGTTTGACTTGTCAGCGTTAGTGCCATTCTTCCTAAACCAAACGTCAACGTCCTGGGATGCGTTTGTCGTGTTTGTAAATTGGATGCTGAACTGTATGTTGTAAATGCCAGCCTGCGATACGTTCAGCCTCGATGAGTTTGAGAGCGTGACGCCGTTGCTGAAGTCGGTGGTGTCAAACGTGATGGCGTAGGCCGTAGTAGTGTTGGCCGCTACCTGGTCTGTGGAGTCCTGGAACGCGCCATAGGGAGCGTTGAGGTACTTACCCCCGCGCGGTCCGAATAACGCTCCCAGAGCGTTTGTGACGCGGCTGGCGTAGTTCCCGATGTTGCTGAGTGTCTGGCTAAAGAACAGGCGGTCATACACCTCGCCAGGGTTGCCAATGTTTGGCTGCGCTGGCGTTGTGATCTGGCCGCTGAAGTCGCTCATACGTTTCGTTCAAAGTGTGGGCAGTCCACCAGAGATCTAAAGTTTCCACCCCACCGATTTTTCGGGTGTAGCGTTTCCCAATACGCGCCAATTGGAGCCAGAACAGACTTGTCCCAGATGATCTTTCCGTCCTTGAAGAAGTTCAAGTCCATCGCGCAACGCTTTAGATGGATAGAGTTCATAGTCTTAGACCGGCCCGTCTTGACGTAGATGGCCTGCTGTTCTGGGGTACGGGCCAACTCGCCACCAGTGACCATAAACCCGCTGTTGGTGGCGAACTGAATCAGCTTGCACATATCCAGTAGGAACGCGGCTTGTTCTTGACTTAGGCTCATTTTGCTCCCCTCATTTCTATGATCTTCTCAGCCGTTCTACCAAAAAAATAGGCTCCCATAATTAGCTGACCCCAATTCCCTAAAAGAGTTACATAGGACTCGTTGGCGTTGTATCCAAAGGCAGACATTAAGGCGAAAAGAAAATACCCTATAAATATCGCAATTAGTGACATGGGCCGGATGTTCTTGGATAGCCAAGAATCCGAAGACATATCTGCCTGCCAACGATCTGTGATGTTGTCAGCATCATTCTGAGCCGCCTTAGCAACCAATTCCATTTCAGCCATCTCTAGCTTGGCTTTCTCAATGCCCAATTCAAGCAAACGCTCCTCATGGTGGAACTGCAACTCGCGCAGCTTTTCAACGTCTTCTGGTGTAGGGTTGTCAGGGATCTTCACGCCTAGCGTGTTCTCGACCACTTCCTTGCCCTTTGCTTGAATGGCGCTGGACAGCAGACCTAGCCCGTTTTGAGCCAGTGTGCTAAGTAGCATTCCGATTATTGGAATCATTAGAAACCCCTATTTGTGATGACGTGAAACGTGATGCTTACCAGTGGGACAACGATAGCTGATGCGCCTGAGATCCAGAGTGTGTTCATAATGATCGCAACCTTCATCTCTTTGTCCTTCTGCTTTCTTTCTGACTCTTCTCTTTCCATCGTGTTGCGCTCCTTAATCATCCTGGTGCGCTCTGCCATCATCTCTTCCCAGACCGGAGCATTCCCAGAGTAAAAGAGGATGTCCTTCAGTTCCTTCTCATGCTCTCTCAGCGCCTTAGATGCCAGCGCGATCTGGAGAGCCTGAGAACTGATCTGTGCATCTGACTTTCCTATACTCGCAATCCTGGCCTTGCTACTCGCTAGATGAACCGTGTCTGCCGCTTGGTAGAAACTGCTGAATTCTTTGTAGAGGCCGTGTATATCTTTACCAAGGGCTACCGCTTTTTTATGCCAGCCACCGCACCTTGGGCAATAGCGAATGCCGTGAATGGATCAATCATTTCCGGTTCACAACTACCCAGCGGCAGATGCGTCCATCTTTGTCGGTGAATTCGTTAGCACCCATCTTCTTGTCCTCATCTTTCTTAGGGATACGACAAACCAAAACCGTTTTAGTCTCAGTGTTCGGCCAGGGGCTTTCCGCTGAGACAATCTGATCCATCACTTGTCTGCCTTGTTCTCTAACTTGTCAAAGATGCGCTCTAGTGTCGCGTCAATCTTGTCGAAACGGCTTTCAATGTCGGCTTTGCTGACATAGTGCTTTGGCAGATCAATCTCAATGGCCTTGATGTCTGCTTTCAATGCTTTCACCGAGTCCCATATCTCTTTACACCACCAACCAACGGCGACAAGGATAGCGCCTCCGATGAAGTTGAACATTGGCTGGAATTCCATGATTACTCGCTTAATTCAAGTGTGATGGCTTTCAACTCGTCGGTGGTCGTAGCCGCATCAGCCAGCTTGGTAATGTCCCGTAGTCGCTGCTTCTCAGCCACGATTGCGGAGGTATCTGCATTGGCCTCCAATGCCCGTTGGAACGCAACGTCTTGCGCGGCAAGCAATGGTTCACGCTCTGTACGCAAACGGGCCTTGGTGATGGCCTTGGCCTTGTCCATGTTGATGGTAATCATGCTGTGTACTCCCATGCGTTGCGGAATGTGCGGTCGGCAGGAATGTCAGCAACATCCACAATCTTGTAAGGACTGCCAGCGGGAACATCTTTAGCAGCAATTTCCTCAATGGTTAAACCGCACTCATCTGCGGGAACAATAACGGCTACACCGCCATTGTTGGTTGGGTAGATTATTCGTTTTGTCATTTTTTTCTTTCAGCGAAATACATTTACGCAAACAAGGGTTGGGTCAGCGATAAGCACTCCATCTGCTGATGGCGTTTGAATTCGAACACCAGTTGTCCCCGGTGGAGCTAGATTGATTGGTTGCATTACCACATGCATTGAGGTAGTGTTTTGCCCTGCTGCTCCAGCTAGTGAATAATTTACATCAGGCATTGCAGTTGTAAAATTGACAGTGTAGTCGCCTGTTCCATTATCTGTAAGGCTGGATACATTTCCACTTCCACGGATTCCAATAGTTCCTTGCCCATTAAAATTAACCCAAGCGCGGCAACCATATGCATTGGCAACAGAACCAAAGCCCGAATTGAATTTAAGATTTTGGCTTGTGTCAATCGTGAGAGCTGCAGTTCCTACTGTTTTTATGGTAAGTGCAGTTGATGCATCTGTATCAATGCTGCCACCTACTTTTAATATCTTCCCAGAACCAACATGAAGACCTACGCTGGTTCCAGTTCCATCCCCAGCGAATATCGCATCCACCGAATCCAGATCGGTGTTGATCTTTGTACCCCAGGTGTCGGTGCTTGCTCCTACCTCTGGCTTGGTAAGGAGTAGGTTGGTCGTTGTCGTATCTGCCATGATTTACCTCTATGCGGCCACTTGCCACGTTGTTGAATTATCGGAGATATCTGTCCATGTTTCACTGGTGTCAGATACCGGAGTCCAGGTCTCGGACGTGTTCGCTATCGCGCCCCACCCGAATCCCAAGATTGTCCCAACTGAACCAGTTGCACTGTTACCGATTATCGCAATGGATGTGACATTTGAGACAGTGCCAACAGATCCCGTTCCGCTGACTCCGGTGATGGCCTGAAACGATATGACTTCAGCAGTCACAGTGCCTACAGAACCAGTGCTGCTATTGCCGGTAGCAATTGGTGCTGCTCTGACAGTTCCTATTGATGCTGTGGATGCATTGCCTGTGATGGCGACTGAGTACGTTATGCCTACAGTTCCGACATTGCCGGTTCCAATCGTCCCATCTTCCTGGATAGATCTATTGGCAAGCAGCGTCCCGATGGCAAGCGTAGAGGCATTGCCAGAGATGACAACATTGCCTATGCCATATGCGCCCTTGCCGTAGTAGCCTGTACCGTATGCAGCCATTGCGCTGCTCCTTCGTTACGCCAGCCGGATCAGGCCGGTGCTGGAGTCGTTGGTTGGCATAGTCAGAGTGAACGTACCGGCAGTTACAGTCTGCGATCCAAATGTGTGGACGCTAACCGCCTTGTTGCTCTGAGTCGAGTTGTAGATTAGGACCGCGTCAAACGCTGTAGCCAGCGTGACGTTGCTAAAAGTAATGGACGCGCTAGGCGTCAGGAATGCCGTGGTGCTTGTCGATGACGGTGCAGTGCCAAATGTCACCGATACACCTCCAGCGGTATAGCCACTACCGGAAACCTCGCCGGTTGCGCTGTAGGCCGTCGTGGCGGCGCTTAAGGTGGCGCTTGCTAGGTACAGGGCAGCCTTGAACGTGTCGGCGGTGGAGACAGTGTGCGCTGGCACTCCGGTCCCATTGAATGCGTGTACGGCGTTGAGCAAGTCAACCTTGAACGATGTACACATTGCTTGAGTGTTCGCCATTTCTTATCCAATCATTTGAGTTATGCCCTCGCTGAACACATTGCGCTTGAGCGTAACGTGAACAGACCGATGCACCATTTCACCATTTAACCAGTACTCGGTGAACGAAATTGTTTCGTTGTCAGTCTCGTCTGAACCCTCGCGCTTCTCCAGCAGCGAGTCATCCATCTCACCCTTTGTCGTGGTCACTATCATCCGAATGTCCTTGCTCTTGCCATCAAAGCGCCGCCCGTCATGGAGCCGCGCTCGTCAGCCAGGTTGAGTGCGTCGATGCCCTTCTGGTACAGGCCAGCCCATACCTGGATTCTCGCATCATCTTGTAGGTATGGCGCGGCCTGGAGCAGAGAGCCGTAAAGATAAACGTCGGGCGACATGGTCAGCAGCCAGTTGGTCGTGTTCGACGTGGACAGCTTGGTGAGTTTCGCGTAGTAAATCAACTCAGAAACGTAGGACGTATCGGGCGTCGGCAGGACGCGGATCTGTCCACCGATCACGCAAAAATACTTCGGCTGACCGCTGGCGCTGTAGCTGACTTGCAAGTCATCCAGTGCGTTGATGCTTTGGAATACCAAGGGAGTGATGGGGTTTGTGCCGGTCAGCTTGAACGATTTAGCCTCTAAGTAGTCATCAGGCAGTGCGCTGTACTCGGTATTGACAGTGGCGTTGGCCCTGACAATCATTTGCCTGGTGCGCAGATCGCGCTCCATCTGCGCTTCAGCAAGAGAGACAAAGTCAGTGATGGCAGACGTGAGATCGCTACGGTTGAGCCAGTCGGCCACCGAGGATTTCAGTTCAGCGTAGGTGCTAAGTGCCATGCTCTGCCTTTTCCTTCTCGATGTCGCGCATCATCCAGGTGTGATCGTGCTTGAACTCAAAAGTCCCGATATGGCCGATCTCTTTGCTCACGTCGTGGTCTATGTAGATTTTATACCCTGCCGCCTGCGCCTTTCGGCAGAAGAAGATGTCCTCTCCGATGTAGCCGCGCTTGTCGGTACGCCAGGGAGTCTCGAACCAGGGTTCTGTCAGCTTCTCAAAGACGTTGCGCTTGATTAGCATCACGCCCATGCCGATGCTGCCAACTTCCTCGATGCCGGTTGACTCTGGCATGGTGTAGACCAGTTCGCGCTCTCCATCAGGGCCGTACTTCTGGGCAGTCGGGCCGGTAGGGATACGTCGGCGTGCGCAGTTGGTTGCCACGATGTCCAAGTCGTGCTTGATTAAGCGCTCGACCATGTCCTGCGGGAACGTCATGTCGGAGTCAATGAACAGGATATGGGTGCAGCCCTCGGCCATCGCATCCAGCGCCAGGTCAGCACGCTGGTTCTGGATCAGCGTACCCTGCATGATCTTGAGAGACACTGCATCTGTGGTGTTCAGCGTGTGGTAGCAGACCATATTCACCAGGCAGTAGGTGAAATTGGCGTGAACCATGTCACGGGCTGGAGTGCAGACTGCAATGTAGTTATTCATACTTGTCCAGGTCTCGTTCTGAAAAATCTGTTGTCGGGGTCATTGAGCCAGCGTTTCATGTACGCCTGATCGTCCAGCTTGCCCTCGGCCTTGAGTTTGTAGTAGACGCCCTCTGGGATGCTGGCAACGTGATGCCACTCGCCTTTCCAGTTTGCGCGCTCATCTACCTTATTGAAATCCGCTTTGTTTGCTTCAACAACTGCTGTGACATCCTGCTGAGTCTGAATTGTTGCCTGGCCGGTTTCATCG